AGCAGTAGAAACAGGGATACCAAGGCGCTTAGCCCATTTAGCATTAGTAGTGATAGCGACATTTTTAAGATGCTCCAATGTTTTGGCTAGGCCATTATTGGCACGGGTCATCAATGGATTATCCATAATGCCTGTCAAAGACACACCAAGAAGTCTTTCTTCAGCCGTGTTATTCTCCCACATCTTTCTTAGGTATGGGAATTTGGTGTAAGTTGATTGTATTGTTCCAAGGATAGTGGCGAGTTTAACCTTACGCTCTAAGTCAGCTAGAGTATCGGTTGCTCTGACTACACACTCCGTTAAATTACACACTTGCCCGGATCGTAAAATTATTTCCGAACATGGATTTGTTCCGAAGTCATGCTCAGGATCACGCCGACCATTCTTAGCGGCCTGTTTCTTAGCGGCCTGTCTATTAAATATACCACGCTCACCAGAACCACTCTCTACAAGAGCCATCCACTCACGCATGAAAGACATACTGTCAGGCTTCTCAGAATAACTTACTGAGTTGTTAGCCATACCACGGTAACCAAATCGATAGATATTTTGATCAGGTTCATCCCACCACTTGCCACTTTTAGCATGGCGCATTCGATCATCTGATAAATTAGAAAGAGAGATCATGGCTGAACGGCGTACTCCACCAACTACAACTATTTCTCCGATCTTGCACATAAGGTCATGACATTCGATTGATGAAAGTTTACGACCTTGAGCCTCTTTGAATGTGTTAACTGCAAAGTTAAACAAATCTACCAAAGGTGCTGGTCCAGATGCTCTACCACCAAACGTCTTAAGCCTTGCACCCGCAGGTCTAACTTTATCAACATTCCATTTAGGAATTTCACCAGCCCATAGGAGAGCCAAAATTTGTCTGAAAGCCTTAGCCCATCCTTCCTTGCTGTCCTTAACCATGACAATAGTCCCACTCTCGAAGAGTGTAGGAACTTCAGGAAGTTTCTCGATGAATTGGCGCTCTACACTGAAGCCAACCCCAGTTCCACACAACAGAACGAACATAGCCTCATCGAAGGCTACAGGGTGATCTACGGCTAGGTAGCTACAATTGTACATACAAGTATTGTCACGCGCCGCAGCTGGACCTGCCGTCATAAGTGACCGCATAGAGGGCATTACCTCTAAGTTTAGGATCGCCTCTTCAATGCTTTTTATATGGCTGTCATCTCCTGTTAAAGGCATAACAATATTTTCCATATAACGGGATACGGTCTCACCCCATGTCTCCCTACGACCTTCTTTATCTAACCATCTTGCATAACGGCTTGTTGCGATAAACGTCTGGTAGTCGGTAGGTAAGTAATTACTGCTCATTATTGGTCTCCACTAAGTCTGTTAAAATTGCTGGTTTATAATTTGGACCCTTTAGGACTTTGCCTGAAGAGTTCTTTAGGGGCTTTCCATCTAAGCCTAGCTTGCTCATGTTTGAGGCATGTACTCTGCGGAAACCTTCGTCTACATCCCACCCGTAAGTGGCACAGTAGCCGATAATGACAACGAGCATATCAAGACACTCTTTGAACATATTTTCTGGATCATTGCGGTTACTGCTTTCTTCGGAAGCTTCGTTGTATTCTTCTTGGATGAGGTTCCAACGAAATTCTTCTAGTTCAACGTCTTTAGCCCACGGCTGATTAAGAGGCTGATCCATACGTTCTGCGAAAGCAGTAACCATCTGTAAGGCCGTAGGATGGGGATGATCCCAATCTTTAGGCATTTCGTGCAAACCAACTTGAGCAGGTGGTTCTTGCATATCTTTAAAGGCATCAATGTCTTCTTTGGTAATCATTTTTGAATCCTGTAAGTGGTAAGTTAAAACAAATGAGCCACATTTCGGGCATGAGAGGTTTGTAACGACGGCATATTCATCGACATCCTCACAATCATGATCACCGCCCCAACTTAATTCTTAGTTGCATTGGTAACAATTCACGACTGCTCCTCTTCTATTTTTTGTATTAAACGATCTAAATACCAACGTGCTTTTTTAAGGTCTTCGAGAGGCTTTGTTTTATAAGGCCATCTGAAAAGATACTTGAACGAGTTCTGCCAACAGTAGGCGGCGTGAGGAGAGACTTCGGAACCCTCTACCATTGCTTCCATTGCATCAATGCATTCTATACCTGCGCGATTGTAGTGAGGCGGTTTGTTAACTAAATCAGGCTCCATCAGTGAAGCTTCTTTTTAAAGCTGAGGACGTTATCGTCCTGTTTCTCTTTAAGGGCTTTTACAAGCTCTTCGTCAGCTTCAAACTCAATGTCGCCTTCTTCTCCGTAGAGTTCGTCTTCTAGCATAGATACTTGTCTAAGTAGGCTACCGTGGTAACTAATAGAGTCAGTTTCGGTTTGTAGCTTTGATATGAGGCCAGCACATAAATCTAACAGAAAGCCTTCTTCGTCCTCGACTAAAGTTCTGCTTAAGTTTTCTTCCAATTTTACACTTATATTTCCATCATCAGGATCGTAAAATATGTTTAATCTCATGCTGTTGATTGGTAATTCCATTACTTGCCTCTTTTTGTAAGTTTAAAGAAATGTTCTGCGTCCATTACAGCTAATGGCTTTTGTCTATCGGCTTTGATAATTGCTACAGGTTCAGCACCTTTAGGGCAGTTCTGAGATGCTTGATCCATAACCTTGTAGATAGCGAAAGATTTAAACGCTTTGCATTCTATTGAATAAGGAAATAGGCGGCGGGCGGCAGAACTCAGTTGAATGTCCTCACCGCCACAACCCATTGAAGTGCTTCTGACATCATCTGGGAGAAGTGCTTTAGGAAAGAGAGCTAATATTTTGTCTCTTACCCATTGCTGATGTCGTCTGCCCTTCGCTTTGGCACTAGAGGTTTTTATCGCCACTTCGGGAGTTCAAGAATGCTATAATCACCCCAGCCTGTACCAAAATCTTCTTTATCAGTAGCATCCTTAATTATAGCTAAGATACGATGCATACTTTCCGTTGCGTTCTCCAGAAGCTCTGGACTAACTACGTGCATGTGGCTTGCGTAGGGAGCAGACTTCTCTACTGCAATAAATTTAAACTGATTAACGTTTATACCTGCCAATTTACATGTGTATATATAAAATGCCGATTGGATGTCGTAACTATATTTCCAGCATTCCTTTGCGAACCCAGTAGGGCTTGCATCTTGAGTAGTTTTAACATCATAGACAGTACCTTCAGACTCTATATACAAATCGGGCCTTGTCTTGATCACTAGCCCCGTGCGTTCACATTCTGTGAATATAGAAACTTCATTTTTACGATCTTTATGCCTAAGAGCGTCCTTACAAATCTTATTGTTAAGGGTTTCTTTCGCCATACGGTTCGCTACATGATACTCTACTTCCGTAAGTACTACTTGATCTGCACCCGCGCTGTTTTCTAGCTCTTCAAAACCTTTAGAGCGCCTTGTTTTCGGACCTTTGATAACTAGATCGCGGTCTTCTTCAAGTAACAGTGCATGAACAGCACTTCCCATAGAGAATGCTGTAGTTTGTCTTCGCTTCTCACCCTTCCAGTGAGCCAAAGACTTCTTAAATACCGATTTTACTGCGCTTGAAGAAATACCACCTTGCGAGTGGTACTCCTCATTACTCATATTTTCGATAATACCCATTAAACGCGCATGTCTTCAGAGAGAGTATCTACAGCGTCCATGATACGATCTGCTTCTTCTGCATCATCTTTTGCAGATATGGCATCCTTATACATGCCTTCAATGCGCTTATTTTCGTTATTAATAAGTTCACTAACATAAGAAAGACTATCGTATGTAAGTTGATCTAATGGGATTGGAGAACCAAACTGCGGTGAGAAACGCATTACATAAAATTTCTTTTTGTACGAATTTATTTTTGTTTCTTTTGATAGGATGCTTTCAAAGTCCCAAAGGTTAACTCCTTTTGGCATTTTGCTAACTATGTCATTATAGAAACTACCGTAGTTTTTACGTCTTGCGGAGTACAGAAAAGGTTGATTCTCAATGGTAACCTCAGTGCCATCAGGCTTCTTTCCTGTGTATGATACTAGTCCTCGAACAATACGATATTTATCTTTACCTTCATGTACTTTTCGTTCGTCTTCACTTAACGCCCAGAAGTCGTCATATTCAGGTAGACTACATCTTACGCCGCCTTTCTGATCCCGTGCTTCATCACGCATATTCCGTACCAAAATGCTCTTGTTTATAAGCTGATTGTCATCGCCCCAATGTTGCCATTGTACGTGACTACTAAACGCACGTAACCTAACGTTTTCGGTTGCATAGACATTATCTTGGCAGTTGCCATTTTTGCCCATTTTCAAAAAGAATGCACCCATTGGACCATTCTCGCCATCGTAATTAATCTTCAACTCAGGGATGCTTGGCCCTGATTCTGTTGATACTGCGCCTAGTTGTGCGCTTAGTTCTTCTATTGATAAGTTGTTTTCTTTAGTCATTAGTTCAGTCATAACTGTTGTCCTCAATGTGGTTGTTCATTATACGATAATTAGGTGGCTTAATCAAGCATATTCTACCTGATCTAACCAGTTTGCACCCCCACTTATTTCGATGTCGAAGGGTACAATTGTTTTATATCCAAACCGCTTTTCAGCTTCTTCGCCAACGCCTGTCATTGCTTCGGTTAGGATAGAATTTACCTGATCTACTTCATCAGGATGGGTATCTACGCAAATACTGTCGTGTACCGTCAGTGTTAGTTTACTGCGTAGATTTGCTTGTTTAAATAGCCTAAACGTTCTAATACAAGCAAGTTGCACAAGGTCAGCACTGAAGCCTTGCACAGGGTAATTCAAAATTTGAGTAGCACTTGTTACGCGACCATTTTTAGTTCGCTCAACATTAGGCCAATAGTACTGGCGACCACTAGGTGTTTCTACAGTTCCATTCTTAAGTGTTCCAGACATCAATAATTTGTGCCATGCGTGTATACCTTCGTATATATCATAGAACCGTGAAAAGTACTCTTTTACGTGTGGTGGAGAACCATATCCTGTACCGCCAAATAGCGGGAGAAACGTATTAGGTTTTCCTTGGGATTGACGTTCTTCTTTAGTAACTTCACTGGCAGGTTTCTTTAGTATGATACCAGCACTTTGGGCATGTATATCTTTACCTTCTAAGATGTCTGATAACCCTTGGGCATCTCTGGAAAGTTCTACACACGTTCTAAATTCTAGACCTGAGTAATCTGACTCAATCCAGATACCGTTTTCAAACCTACTGATGAAACACTTCCTTACTGGGAAGCCTCTCTTTGGTTGGTTTTGCAAATTGATCGACATACCACCGCCAGAACTCAATCTACCAGTTGATGCGATGCACTGATTGAAGTTAGCATGTAGAAAACCACTTGCGCGAGTACCTCTTTGGATACCTGCAACGAAACTATCTAGGTAAGTAGAGAGCGCATTGAGCCGACTGATCTTAGAAAGGAACTCAACAGCGACTTCATTCTTCTTTCGCTCTGCTTGAACGACTAATTGCTTAATTGTCTCTTTGTCCGTTTTAAAGCCGTTTATACTAGCGTCATATGGTGTGCTTGGCGACATTCTTAAGCCCCCTGCAACCCCAGTACTCACGTAAATAGCACCAACTCCTGAGCAGGTTTGGCACTTAGTTCTGTTCTTATATGGGTCTCCTTGTACCCGATATTTCTTGCCTAATTTCGTAATATTTTTAACTTTGAACTTCTGTATCGATCCAACACCATTACAATCAGAACATTTTACTGCTTGGGTCTTGTGTACGATCCTTGTAGTTGCCCGAACAGCCTC